AATCAGCAGCCTCACCGGCCGCAATACTGAGAGTAGTAGACGAGCCGGCGGTTGAAAGCGTCAGGCCGAATAATTGTCCCTTCAGGGCCGCGGCAATATTCGTTCGCACCTGATTTTTCTGTGTCGCCGTGAAGCTGTTAGCTTCCTCAACGGAGATCAGGTCTTCCTTGATGCCGATCACAGCCACTTGCGGAACGGTCGAAAAATTGATTTTCGTGCCTGCTCCGGTTTGCCCGGCTGCCGTTCCCGTTCCGGATGAATTGTAGAGAACCGTGGTGCGCGCAAATACACCCGTTGACGACGTATAAGCGCCCTCGCTGATCTCCCATTGCGTCTTGTCGATGCTGATCGAAAGAACCTTGTAGAGCCGGCTATTGACGGCACCAGCCGCAGACGGGCTTTGAGAACCGCCGACTGCACTGGAATAGGTCCAGTCCGTCGTTCCTCCAGCAGTCGGAGTAAACCGGACATTATCGAGAAACGCTGCCATCAGATGATGGTCAGGATCGGGTTGGAAAGCGACACGATGAAGGTGTTGCCATTCGTGAGCGTGATGGCCGTGCCGTAATCCCACCATCCGATAAGCGGCTTGCTGACGTTAGATGAGTTGTAGAGCACCGCATATTGATACGGCCCGACATTCCCTCCCGATGCGGTCCACGCCGGGTTGGTGCCCCCGGCAAAAGAGAATGTGCCCGACGTTTGCGCGCCAGTGATCGTTCCGATCGTCGTTCCTCCCGCGGTGTATCCATTCGCGGTCGCAAGATCGGCGGGCGTATTGTAAACCGTGTTCGTGGCAACCGGCGCAGTATTTGTCAGATAGACTTTGTAGACATCGGCCGTTCCGGTCTTCATGTCGTGCTGCTTGTTCGCAACGTCCTGCACGAAGATGTTGAATTTGTTGAATGCGGCCATTACGGCGTCACTCCGGAAGGCCGCATCGTGAGAGGCCCGGCATTGAAGGTTGTCGTCTGTTCCAGCGTATTGATGCTATCGAGCGCGGTCTTGAACCCTAGCCCCCATGTCTGAATGCGATCGTCTTCCTTGATGTATGGAGCTGACTCAAGGAGAGCCGCATAAAGATAAAGGTCGGGATAATGCTCAATGATCCAGTTGGATGCATTGCTTGCCAGCGGAGGTACATTCTGGCGGTAAATCATCTCTACCGCGTAGTTGGCATCAGGAGTAGGAGCCAACTCGATCTGGCTGGAGAAGATCGTAAAGAACAGCGGCTGACCGGCAGTGTTGCCGTGCATGTAGCGGTATTCGTCCAGCTCCGTCCCGCTCTTGTATTCGAGCCTCGGCTTACCGGCTACGCCCGAAAGACGGATGCGCCGCATCGACTGGAAATCAACCGGCAATGCGATGAATTCAGGTTCGGTCAGCGTCGTATCGGTCATCGCCACCGCGCGCTGCTCCATATGACGACAGAACAGGCTGCGGTTAAACTTGGCTTCCGCCAACTGGATGAATGTCGGAATGCGAGCAATCAGCGTCGCATCCTGATCTCGGGCCAGCCACTCTATGATCGCCGCCTGAAGCGATGTGATATCAACGATCATGAGCCAAAGCCCATCCATCCCTGTACCTGGGCGCTATCGGTGCGCAGATAGGCCCATTCGGGGTCTTTCAGCTTGCGAGCGACAAGGGCATCCATTTCCGCGCCGAACGCCTTAATAGTGAGGTTGCCGCGCTCGTATTCTTCGTTGAGCCATTTGGTTAGAATGACGGTAGGAATGCTGGCGACGTGCCGGCCCCAATCGCTGTTTTGCCGCTCTGCGCGAAGCTGCCTGTTGCGCTCCAGAATCGGCTCAACGTCCTGAACGCTTTCGGCGGTGAATGTGTCGCCGTCGAAGTGCAGGCGCGTTTCCATCAGGAAAGCTCGGTAACGGAAACCGTTCCGGTGCCAAGTGCCGCCAGCTTCTGCCCCGGCGTCACCGTGAAATAAAGCGGGATATTCGCCGGTAGAAGCGTATCGGTTGCCACCGCTGTAGGAGTGCCGTCACCAATACGAACGGTAATGCCGGTCGCGGTCGTCACGACAAGGACCTGGAACGTCTCGGACCCAAAGGCCGTGGACGCCGCGCTTGCTCCCGCCGGGGCGACATTCTGCGATGCTCCCTGCCGGGAAGAAGGGTGCTTGATCTGGAAAACTGCCATGGGTTCCTCAAAAAGGAAACGCGCGACCGAGGCCGCGCGCCCTGTTAGACAATGCCGCGAATGACGGCAGCAAACGCGCCGCCGATCGATGAACCCGTGCCGCCGGAAGGCGTTGCAACGATCAGATCGCCCTCGTTGACCCACACGGCCGAAGCACCGACCAACGGCAGTTCAACGACGCTACCGGCACCGCCGGCTCCGGCTGCAATCGTCAGCGCGCCGCCGGCAATATCGGAACCTCCGTTGACGGTAACAGCGACGGTGATCGTTCCCGTCGTGGTCCCGGACGAAGCCGCCATCACGCGCTGGATGTACCCAGCAACCGGGGCAATCGCCGACATCGCAACCGGCGTGGTTGCAATGGACGTGGTGGATTCGCAGATAGGATATTCACTGTTGGTACGCGGTTTCGTAAGAGCCATTTCAAAGCCTCCAAAGAAAAAGGCGCCCCGAAGAGCGCCTGTTGAGTTGACGATGAGTGGCTATTACGAGCTGGTGTTATCGAACACGCCGCCGCTCGATTTCTCGTTGCGGGCAACAAGCGTGTATTCGCTGACAACCATGCGCTTCTGACTGTCGCCGGTCGGCGCGAGCGGAATGGAGGTCATGTTGCGGCCCTTCAGGAAGGCAACCGCCCATTTTTCCATTTCCAGCGCCAGAACGTCACGGGCGCGCATGAAGCGATTCGGAACGACCTTGAGCGTGCCGAAGTCGCTCTCGTAGGCATCGACCGCCGCAACGATCTTCTTGGATTCCGACTTCTCAATCGGAGTAGAGCGGCCGGTGAAGGTCGAGAACGCCTGCTTGTTGAAGGCGCCGGTCATGATGACGTTGGGCTTACCGCCCGAAGTCCAGATGCCGCTCAGAACGGTCTTGAGCCGATTCTCGGTGAAGGCCGAGAGCGTGCCGGTTCCGTCCGTCCGGGTGCCAGTGCCATCTGCGGCAGTGGGATCGGCGGGGCTGGTGCCGGCTTTCGAAGTGTTGGTCTTGATCCACGACAGCACAGAAGCCGACTTGCGCGGATCGGACGACGACTTTGCCTGATTGACGCCGCACAGCGTGGTTTCCATGTCGCGCTTGAGCTCGAGGCCCTTGAGCATGACTTGGTAATCCATCTCGTTGGCGCGGCCCGCGTGAATCACCGCCTGCTGCGTGTTCGAAACGGCGGCTTTCTTGGACGAGATCTGGGCGATATTGCCAAGACGTACAGTCGGCGTAACCGCATCGAGCGCCATGCTGTTCAGAAGGTCGTCGCCTTCCGGCTGGTAGTTGGTGCCGGAGGCCGAGGCCAGGGCCTGAGTCTGCCACTCGTGGTTAACCGCGGTCGCAGTCTCTCTCGCAACGCCCGACAGGAATGGCGTATCGGTCGGGTCAATTCGGTAGATGATGTTGGACAGGTCTTCGCGATTACCGATCGCGGAGCCGGTCAGGAAGGTATTCGTGACGGTAGCCATTGATGTTGATCCTAACGGTTTGCGCGCTGGGCCATGAGCAATTCCATTGCATCATCAATGGACCCGGACGCACTGAGTTTATGGGTGAGGGATTGGACGTTCTGGGCCTTTGCCGCTCCACGGGGAGCCGCGACACCAGGACGTTGAACGGGCGGCAAGGTCTTGGGAGCAGCCTTAAGCGGCGCCTTCTGAAGATCACGGTACTTCATGCCGTCGAGGATGAGTGACTGCAGCCTGTGGTCATGCAGGGAGATTTTCTCCTTGCCTTGCCATAGACTCGTCAGTTCCTCGTTGCTGAAGCCGCGATCATTGAGGAATGCCGGGGCCGCTTCCATGAGGCTTTTCAGGTTGGCCTTGTCCTGAGTTGACAGAGCCTCGGCAAACCTCTGGCCCTCGGTCTGAACATGATCTGCCCATTTCCGATGATCTTCGGTTGCCTTATCCTGATTTGACCTATCCACTTCCGCCTGAACGGCTGCCATCTTGCTTTGATGGGCCTGCCATTGCAGGTATCGGAACGGATCTTCCGCCGCCAGTTTGGTTACATCGTCGATGGTGCGAATATCGGCGAATACTCCCGCGTTGGCGTCGTTAAGCGCCTGCATCAATGCAGGAAGCTTTGCCTCATAGTCCTTTCGTGCCTGTTCTGCCTTGGAGCGTTCGGCCTCGATGGCCTTGCGCTGTTCGGCGAGTTCGTTTTGACTCCGGTTCAAACCGCGATCGCGTTCCTGTTCGCGCTGCGCAAGATATTCCTGCGTCTCGCGAGGGAGGGCGGACCATCGCTCTTTGGCTTCCTTCGTCCAAGACCTTGGCGGCTCGATGGGCGGGGTTTCCGCTTCGGTCGCTTCGGGT